GTCCACCACAGTGGCTCACCAAGAAAGACCCTGCTTGGAATAGCATCTAATCTAATCACTACCTAGGAGATAACATGAAGACACTAATGAGAGCAGTAGGTCGCCCCGATATAGGGGGCGAGCCTATGCCACCAGTGTTTCGTGCATTTGATGATAACCAAATCATCTTCCGTAGAGCAGAAGTTAGTATGATTGCAGGTCAGCCAGGGGCAGGTAAATCCACACTTGCCCTTGCGCTGGCCCTGCGCATGCAAGCACCAACTCTGTATCTATCAGCGGATACTAATGCACACACTATGGCAATGAGATTGTACTCAATGATTACTGGCAATTCACAGTCAGACTCAGAGAAGATAATTTCAGAGAATCCAGAGCAAGCCAAGCAAGCACTAGCCCAAGCACGACACATCTACTGGTCATTCGATTCCAACCCTGGACTTGGTGACATTGATGATGAGGTAACAGCAATCGAAGAATTGCTAGGTGAATCACCTGCACTAATCATTGTTGATAACCTCATGGATGTGGCGATGGATGGTGGCGAAGAGTTTGGTGGTATGCGTTCTGCTATGAAGGAGTTGAAGTACCTTGCACGAGATACCAATGCGGCTGTGCTTGTATTGCATCACACTAAAGAATCCTACAGCGCAGACCCATGCCCACCACGAAGCGCAGTACAAGGAATGGTTAATCAACTACCAGCACTCATCCTTACAATCGGACAACACCAAGAAATGATGGCTGTTGCCCCTGTAAAGAATCGTTACGGTAAGGCTGACCCTTCCGGTAACACACCAGTGTGGCTGCGATTCAATCCTGAGTACATGTACTTGGCTGACCTTGAGGAAGCACGATGAAGGGTGTAGATGGTATTTATGTTCGTGACAATCCCAATCCAAAAGAAGAACTAACACTAGAAGAACTATATCAAAAAGCATTAGATGATATAGTGTTCTTAAGGTATGCCAATCGTGGACTGAAAGATGAGTTAGCAATTTCAAATGATATCAGGCACAAGCAGCATCTAAAAATAGTAGAGTTAGGTGGCACGCCATGAGAAAGAAAGCAATCAAGTGTAACCAATGTCATGAGTACCAAGAACCTATGACAATCTTCATTCACATTGTTGATTGTGATAGGAAGGTGCGACATCATGCACGTATTCTGATTGACGAACTGGAACGAGAACTCAGTGAGCAAGAGTAAACAAAAAGGTACGTCAGCAGAGACTGCTGTAGTTAACTGGCTTAACAGTAAAGGAAGAAAGCATGTGGAACGACGAGCACTATCTGGCCTTCTTGACAGGGGCGATATTGCTGGCATCCCTGGTGTTGTTCTGGAGATAAAGAACCATCAACGCATGGAACTATCAGCATGGCTCAAAGAGTTAGACGTTGAGATGCACAATGACAAAGCAGATACCGGTGTAGTAATACACAAGAAGAAAGGTACTACAGATGTTGGCTTGTGGTACGCCACAATGCCAGTAGGTGTGTGGTATAAACTGTTAGAGGAAGCAGGATACTAATGGAAAAGCATAGCATCTTGGCTGTGCTTGAGCATTATGGTGGGTCTGTTTATCGTGAACGTAATGGATGGCAGAAACTTAAGTGTCCATTCCACGATGACTCACATGCATCAGCCACAGTTAACATAGAAGAAAACGCATTCAATTGTTTTGGATGTGGCATTAAAGGTGACACCTACAAAATCATTATGGAGAAGGAAGGAATAGGGTTTCGTGAAGCAGTCAAAGTCGCAGAAGGAATCACTGGGCAGAGCAGCAATACACTACGCAAAGCACATAGCAGGAGCGGAGGACTATCTGGCAAGACGGGGAATCACCTTAGCAGACGCGCATACAGCCCACCTGGGCTTGGTCGTAGAGCCTCTACCAGGTCATGAGCAGTTTGTTAATAGGTTAGCAATACCGTACATGACACCTACTGGTGTGGTGGACATTAGATTCCGCAGCATGTATGGGGAAGAACCTAAGTACATGGGCATGTCAGGTACAGAGACAAGGTTATACAACGTAGCAGCAATCGGTCAGGCAACTGACTTCATAGCAGTATGTGAAGGAGAGATAGATGCAATCACGCTCACGCAAAAGTGTGGTATCCCGGCAATTGGGGTTCCTGGTGCTAACTCGTGGAAAAGACACTACTCGAAACTCTTACAGGATTTCGAGCGTATCTATGTATTTGCGGATGGCGACCAGCCAGGTTCGGATTTTGGCAAGAAACTTGCGAGAGAAGTTCAGGGCGTTATTGTAATCAACATGCCTGATGGTGAAGATGTTAATAGTATATTCAACAAACAAGGAACAGAGTTCTTTAGAGAGAAGGTAGCAGCATGAGTAAGATGAAGAGTGAGTGGGAAGATGAGTACTTCGGCGAGGGATACGTTTACATCGCAGGAGATTGGGGTCATACTGAACCTACTAAGGGACTTCGGGATAAAGATAGAGCACGTGAAGAGGCTAAGCAACGACACCCTTCTTCAGGTAACCATAAGTCTCCCACCGAAGAGGTAGAAGACTTCTGTCTACGCTTTGCATTGTACGATATTCAAGATGAGTTAGCAGACATCTTGCTAAGTAAGCACAATGACTATGGTCCAAAGAATATTAGTGATGCACCAGGCGGTGCACTCAATGGTCTTCGTGTCCGTATGCATGACAAGATAGCACGACTCAATAACTTAATAGATAACAGTAGAGAACCGAAGCACGAATCAATCCGAGACACACTCGTGGAC